GTCTTGCTAAAGCGTTTATTGCTCCAGCACCACCAAACATAAAAGGTACTGTTTCACCAGCAACTGTACCAGCTCTATTTGCATAAGTTCTAGGTAATGACCTTTCATCAACATCACCATAAGTCAATCCTAGTTTTTCTGTAGCATCTAGTAAACCACCTCTAACACTTTTATAATTAGGGTCTAAGCGGTCTTGAAAATTAACAGTTCGGAAAGCGTCTATAATTGTGCCAGCACCTCCGAATAATTTTTGATTAAAACTTTTTCCAGCTCTTTTTATAACATTATCATTTTGGTTTTGTGATAATACATTCCTTCTTTCATTTAGTTTACCTAAAGTTCCAGTTACCGCTTCTTGAATTTCTACTGGAACATTTTGATTTCCAACAAATCCTTGCAATGCGTTTATAGTTGCGGTAGTACCTCTAAGGTCTTTATTAAAGAAATTAGCGGTGTCTTTATTTCCAAATATTGTATTAACGAACTCTTGTCTTATTTTATCAGACTCGAAGCCACCATCTATATCTGGTAATTCAGCCATTAATTATTACCTCCAGCAGTATTACCTCTACCACTAATTCTTCCAATAGCTTCTCCTGCAAAATCTGGAGCAAGAATAGATTCTTGGTCTGCACTAAATTGAGTTGGCGAGCCAGCTTTAACACCTTCTGATTCTGCTTTTGATATTAAAGCTCTTACCTTTAAAATAAAAGTAGGAAGATTTTTTATAGTATCTTCGGCATCTCTTAAAACTTGTTTATCGCCACCCTCAGTAGTTCCTGTTTTTGATAAATTAGTTTTCATTGAAATAGAGTCATTAAGTAAAAATAATAAAGTATTATCTAACTCTTTTAATTTTCTTAATGCAGCTTCATTTGTATCGCCTACTAGCGGTACTTGTTTTTCTATTTTTGCCATTAAAGCTGTTGTTGTTTTTTGAGCTTGCGTTCCAACAATATCTTTTTTTATAAATTGTAATAAAGGAGCAAAGGTGCTTTCAAATACTTGAGAAAAATTTGCTGTTTTTGTAAATGGTGAAAAATTAGAACCTCCTATCTTATATCCTTCAAGGGATTTATTAGCTTGTTCAAAAGTAGGCACAAATGGAAGTGGGAATATTTTTTCTCCAGCCGCAGCTGCCCTAAAAGATAAATCTTTAGGTAGACCTAATTTAAAACCATTATTATATGATTCATAGCTATCGAGAATTGACCTTCCTTGTTCATCTCTTTTACCACTAATAACAGCTAGTGCTTTTTTTAAAGTTTCATCATTAAGACTTGTTCCGTAATACTTATTGGGATTTAATGCTTGTTGTAATGATTGGTTAATTATTGATGATTCATTTCTGGCAAAAGGGCTACCTTCTAATAATATTTTTTGATTTTCATTTTCTGCTGTTAAATTTTTTAAATTAGTTTGATACCTACTAACAACTTCTGGAGAAGTGTCTCCAGCTGTTCCTTGCACAACTCTAAAATTTTCTCTTTCTTCACCTAGTTTTTCTAAAAAAGTATTTAAGTTGCTTCTTCTGTCAGTAACATAAGCTATATTACCATCTCTAGTGTCAATAACATAAGCCTGATTATCTGCAAAAGTATCTGATTTATCAGATTCAAAATTTTTATTAGAAGTAGCAAGAGCTTGAGCGTTTACATTGGCTACCCTAGCAGCCTCAGCAGCAACAGCATCATCATATACATCACCAGAAGTAACACCTACACCTATTTTTTTATTAGCAATATCAAAAAAAGTATCTTTAGGATTAAAAATATTAGGTCTTTTAACTGCGTCTCCTGTAACTACTTTTGGCGCCTTATATACAGGCGCACCTTGAATATCATATTGAGTAGGCTCGGCAAATTTTAACATCTCCAAGTCTTTTGTAAATTTTCTTAATCTGTCATCCATTGCCATTTTCTTTTATCCTTACCATAAATTAAAGCCACTTTGTTTTTGTGAAGAAGTCATAGGTGTTGGGAATCCTTGTAGTAATCCACCTAAGAATTGAGCTAATCGCATTTGATAATCTTGACCTTCTAAGAACTGCTGAAAATCAAAATTTAATTGCTGTTGGTCTCTATCTGTTCTTCTGTCGCCTATATCAGTCATAGCTCCATAACGAGCTAGTTCGGAATCTGTAACACCACCAGCTAAATTAGCAGCATTTAACAAACCTTGTTGATTCTGGGCGTTAGCATCAAGACCAAACTGTGCGTTGGCTTGGCTAGAAGTTAAATCAGACGCTTGGTTAGCTAGGTCTGCTCTAAGGCTTGAGTCTTGATTAGCTAGGTCTGCTTGAAGCGTATTAGCAATATTAGTTGATTGTTGTCTAAATTTATTATCAACATTAGATTGAGCTACTCTATAAGCATCATCTGCGGACATACCTTGCATTTGTAAATTTCTAGCTGCGTTATCAAGTTGTATAGCTCTTTCATTTGCTTGGTTAGCCAAAGCTGCGTCTTGCATCATTTGTGTATTAAATTGTCCTGTTGTTAAATCCATTCCTTGATTTAATCTTTGGGCTTCCATAGCTGCATTTAGATTGGCTTGTTCTGCTGTTAAATCTGCTGCTTGATTAAGTTGAGCAGCTTGCATTGCATTATCAATATTAGCCAAACTAGCTGTATTTAATATACCTACATCTTGCATAGCTAATTGATTAGCTGTATCAAAACCTTCTTTGTTAAGTAAGGCTGATTGTCTTGCAAACTCTCTTAATGCGTTTTCATTAATTAAAGATTCTTCTACACTCTGCCTTGTACCACCAAAAGCACCAGCTTTAGCAGCCCTTGATTGTAGGTCAGATAATTGCATATCTCTAGCTCTATTAATATCATCTAAGGTTGTATCTTTAACTTGTTCGTTATACTGATTTGTATAAGGAGATAAATCTGTTCCAGAGAGTGTATTAGCTGTAAATGTATCAGGGTTTATCCTTTCAAAATCTATGCTTCTTTCTAATATTTCTCTTGCTGATATATCGTTAGGGTCGGCTACTCTTTCACCAACAACATCTCTGGAAGAAAAATCATAAGCGTTAATGTTTGCAGCTGGGTCAATTAATCCAGCAGTTACATCTCTTGAAGCTACATCTCTGGCAGAAACATCTAACGGAGAGTAACTCGAACTAGCATACATATCATCATAAAGATTATTAAGCCTATCTGTTTCTTGAAAACTATCACCGCCTAAAAATTTTAAGGCTTCTCTTTCCCCTATAGTTGTATAAGTATCAGGCTCTGCAAATCTATCTCCTGTGTATTCTTGGTACTCTTTAAGTTTATCTTCATATAATGGAATTGGCGCACCAAAGGGATTACTTCTATCGTAAACTTGATTTCCATTAGCATCTAAAACAGGAACTCTTTCAGTAATAGTTGATTTACCCAAATCAAAAGTTTCTTGCATCATACCTCTAATTGCTGGGTCTAACTCTGAACTCCCACTAGATTTTGATTTTCCCATTTCTATAACTCCTTATCTAAAGTAAAGAAAGTTGGTGTGTAACCAACATCCTTAAATTCTCTTTGCCATCCTTTACGACCAGTTAAAGTTGTGTATTTACAACCAACTGATTTTGCCTTGCGTTCTAGGATTGGCATTATTTGTTTTATTTCTTCTGTTTTACCACCAGCTAAAAAGCCATGTAAATTATAATATTGTGGAAAAACATGAACCTCTGTTACAATAAAGGAGTTTCCAAAGTTATGAAAAAACATATCACCTTTGGCTATACTTTCTCTTACATTCTCAACAGTATGGCTATTCTTTCCATAGTCTAATGCTTTTTGAACTGCCTGTCTATATTTATCAAAAGTTTCTATTGTCATATTGCTGTTGTTCCTAAGTTTCCAGAGTTATCTACAGTTAGCTTGTAACGAGTTCCGTTAGGTGCTTTCAGTATTAACCTTCCATCATTAATATTTATATCCGTATCTTTCTTAAAGTTTCTTCTATCTTCTTGTTCTACAATAAAATTAGTCTGTTGTTGCAGACTTGAACTATACTCCTGTGGTGCGGTTGGTAACTTCAACCTCTTGCTCCGCCAGCTTTAACATACATCTTCATTATACCAACACGCCAATCAGTATTTCTAGCAGTATCAACTCTAAACTTAACTTCTCTAGCTTTAAACCGAACATCTGTTGGATTAGTTAAGGCAAAAGCTCCATAGCTAGTTTCTGTACCAGTAGGATAGTTTTTAACTTTAAATGTAGCTGTTACATCCCCTAATGTATTTTCATCTGGTATAACACTAAGAACATTCATTAAACGACCTTCTTGTTGGTCTATTTGATAGGGAGCTGATTCGGCAAACACACCAGTTGATTCCCCTGTGTAGCTATATCCTGTTTCATGTTCATATAATTTATAATCAGCACCAACCATTAATGGGTTATCAAAAGTACCTTTATCAGCAGCACAAGTTCTGGCTAATTCCCCAACAATCCAATGATTCTCCTTATAGTTCCAAGCAACATACTTATCAACCTCAGTAGAACTCGCAGAAGGATAAAACCACCATATCTCAGAATTTGACGAATTATTAAAACCATAAACTTTTGACCTTTGTGAGCTGTTTAAATCAGAAAATACATAATCACTTACATCTGATAATAAGGGTTTAACCACCCCATCATATATGAAAAATCCACCTCTACCAAACCAAGCACAAAATGTTTCAGTAGCTACAGAAGCATTAGTTGAGACAGCTCCACAATTTGAACCAACCCTATCAAAAGAATAAACAAAAGGAAGTCCAACATAAGTTGCTGCATAAGCATCAACAGTAGATAATATA